CTCACCTGCAGTAGTAATTACTGATCATGTAGTTCAAGTGTTTAATGAGAAAGATGAACTCACTATTGAGTTTACTTACGAAGAGCTTAGAGGTATAATGGGAGTAATGGCTGCTGAGCAGGAAAAAGAGCATTTTATTATTCGTGCTAAAATTAAAGAGAACTGATGAAAATTACAAAAGAAAATTATAACGAATTAAAATCTAAAGACTTAGATAATAACTATGCTAAAGTTTGGCATGTTAATGAAATTCGTGAAGAGTTATTAGCTAATACTCCAGAAGCAGGAGGTGTTAAAACTATAGAAGGATTAGAAGGAGATGTAGTATTTCAAACTAATAGCACTAATATTACTGCTACTATTAATACAGAAGATAATTCTATTAATTTTAATTACACTATTCCTTATTACGAAATAATTGGAACAATAACTGGAGACAATACTCAAACTCCAGTAACAGTACATTATGTAAGTGATTCTGACATTGATATAGAATCATTATTTGATTTTACAACAATTAATTCCCCATTATACACAGGGACAAATAATGCAGTAAGATTAAGAGCTCAGGCTATAAGCGTAGAGTATGCTGACATACAATTAACAATGGTTAAAGGATCTAATCCAGGTTATATAGAAATACCACATGTAGAAAATATTTCCTATAGTCCATTTTCTATTACTGTAGGAGCTTTAAGAAATGAAGGAAATGATGATTGGTTAACTACAACTTATGGAATTAAATCAGAAGCTATGTTTAATCTAAAATTATTTAACGTACAAATCTTACCATAATGAAACAATACTCAATAGAAGAACTTAAAGCAGAGTTTGCTAAACACAATTACAAATTTCTACCATTTCATTTGGTTGGAATTAGATCTAGAGCAAATGCTAAAAATCAATTTGATGATTTAATTGCAGTTATTAATAATAACGAAATCACTTGGTATACATGTACTACTAATCCTGGAACTCATTGGCTCCTTAACTTGTTAAACCCCAAAGGTGCAGCATTGCTAAAACCAGGACAATATGTAGATACTTGGAAAGTTGGGTTACACCAAGGTAAATATGAAGCATTAACTCAGTGTGCAAATGTTACTGTATATAGAGATGGTAACAAGAATGATGTAGCTGAAGAATCTAAAGTAACTGAGACTGGTATCTTTGGAATTAACATTCATAGAGCTAACCCTAATATAGTATCTAAACTTATTGATAAATGGAGTGCTGGATGTCAAGTATTAAATGACCCAAAACAATTCAATTCTTTGCTCGCCAAATGTAAAGCTTCAGGTCTTAACAAATTTACATACACTTTATTAAATGAATTTTAAAGAAATGATGACTAGCATATTCTCAGCAGATGGGAATCTATCTTTTAAAAGAGTTAGCTCAGGGGTTACTCTTGTTGCTTTACTTGTATTAGCTTTTATTAGTACTATGAGTAACTACAAAACTCCAGATTATATTTATGACTGGTTAGTAATAATTGTAATTACAGGATTTGGAGGAACAGCCGCTGAAAATATTATTAAAGCTAAAAACCCAACTACAAATGTCTAAGATAGAAAGGATAGTTATTTTAGCTATTTTAATTACTCTAGGAGCTTTGTTTGTTTTAATGTTATTTACAACTACTGATCCTAAACCACAAGTTGATCCGCAAGTTAGTGAATATAAAAATTCTCTAAAAGAGCTTGAAGAAGATAATAAAGAGCTACAAGAACTTTTGGACTCAATAAGAACAGAAGATAGTTTGAGAATACTAGAACTTAGAAAAGCTAAAACTGACCTAAATAATAAGAAAAATGAAATTAATAAAATTATTAAGTTTCTTCCTGATGCTGACACTAAGTTCAGGGATAGCTTATGGACAGTGTATCTTACGAACTGATCAAGGGGATTTAATTCTTAAAAAAGAAGACGAAGTTAAGATTCTTAGTTTGTTGCAAGAAAAAGAAATCCTATATTTGGTTATTGAAGATAAAGATTTAGAAATCACTTATTTAAAAGATAAACAAATGGATAGCTTTAGACTAACACAAGCTCTTATGGAGGGCAATGAAAAACTCCAAGGTAAGGTACTAACTTTATCTAAAAAAGTAGATGACCAAGCAATCGAGATTGGGAAGTTACAACATACTATAGAAGTTAAAACAAATAGACTGCGAGCATTTCAAGTAGCAACTGCTATAACGTCTGTAATAATTATTCTAAAGTTTCTTGTTATGTAAAAGATTTGATTATATTTGCACATATAAACACACAACTTTATGGCAAATATGATTAATTTTAACCCAACACGTGATTGGGTAGTAGTTCCAGATCCATCAGTAAAAGAAACTGACGGAGGTATTTTATTATCAGAAGGTGCTGCCATGGCAGCTAAGAAACCAACATCTACAATCGTAGCATGTGGTCCACAATGTACTCAAGTTAAAGTAGGAGATGAGATTCTAGTTCATCCAACAGCTGAAGGTTTTTTCTTTGAAGTAGATGGAAAGAAATATGCAGCTATTAATGAGTTTATGGTTCTTGGAGTTATTCCATCAAAAGCTATCCAAGGAACTACTAATTTGTAAAGTAAAAGCCTATTAATTTGTACAATGGACGGCACGGTAACAATATCGTTGAAAGATTACGATGAGTTGCGTAATCAAGAAACATTTGTAAAAGATACAAAACAGGCTTTACTAAAGTCAGCTAAAGAGTTAGAAGTATTCTTATCTTTTCTTTGTACCAGGGAATCAATCACTGAATACATTGACGAGTTTAATAATCATGCAAAAACTTGTAAAATTAGACTGATAGATGGTAGAGCCAAAATAGAATTATTAAATGCAAAGCAAGATGAAAGCGATCAAGATTAAAGCACAGACAACCTTTAAATATCTTTCATTTTTTAACGGATTATTTAAGCTCACAGAGAATGAACTTAAAGTTCTTACAGCTTTAGTTGAAAATAATGAAGAGCAAAATCTTTGTTCAGCTGCTAACAAAAAGAAGATAGCTGAGATACTAGAGATTAAAGATCACAATACGTTAAACAATTACGTTAAAAGATTGAAAGATAAAAAAGCTATTATTAAAGATAAAGCTAACTATAAACTAAACCCAATGCTTGTAAAGCAAAACAGGGTTATAGCAATTATAGCTGATGACAAAGATTAATATAGCTAAAAAGATAGTATGCATATGGGATTTAAGTTATTTCTATGTAACAATAATTCAAGATGCAAATGGAACTTTAGATGAATGTATAATTGAACAATATGAATTCGAAAATCAAGGCAAGCATCCTACAGATGATTAAAAATTATACTGTAGACACATGGGATTATGTTAAAGAAGGTTGTCCTCCTACTCCAAAAGATGAGTACAACAAACGAATAGAAATATGCAACGCATGCCCATCTATCATTCATGAAACTTTTAAGTGTTCAGTGTGTGGATGTCCAATGGCTAAAAAAGCTAGAAGACAAACATCAACTTGTCCACTTAATAAATGGCCTAAAACTGTCATTGGATCTACAGGTAAAAAAATTCAAATAACTAGAGGTGAAGAAAGAAAAGAAACTAATAATCCAACTGGCAACAAAGCATAATCTTCCAATACATACTATTGAAGAAGTTATATTCTCTCAATTTAAGTTTGTAGCGGAAATTATAAAACAGCCTGGTTTTCAGACAATTAAGCTTCCATATTTTGGAAAATTTCATGCAAAAAAGGAACGCATAGCTCACATGAATGAGAAAACTAGGCGTAAACTAGAAAACAAAAATAAAGAAACTAAATGAAAGATCTACTAACACTAGCAGAAGGGAAAGTTGAACCATCTCCATATGCGTTAACTATTCCAGAGTTTAAAAATTTATCTGTAAATGAACTAGCATTTGTTTACTTTTTTGTTGACCATAGATCTAGTTATGCAGCTTATGAAGCAGACGAAAGACAAGATATTCTTTTGGCTGATTTAAAGATGACAGCAGTCAATCCAAAAATTAAAGCGGCAGTTAGTAAGTATATGTTACTATCTGAAACACATGCTATCAAACTACTTAAAGCTGCACGTATCTCAGTTACTAAACTTCAAAAGTATTTTGAAACTATTGATCTAACAGAGATGGATGAGAATGGACGGTTGATTTATCAGGCAAAAGACTTAGTTGCTAACTTATCTAAGATGGGAGATGTAGTTGAAGGGTTAGATAAACTAGAAGAATTAGTTAAAAAACAAGCAGAGAAAGATAATCCAAATCGTGGAGGAGTTGTCACTAATAAGTATAGCGAATGACAAAGTTTAAAGATACACATTTATTTTCCCCAGCATCAAGTACATTTTTGACCAAAGGGTATTATACCGATGAGGCTAAAAACTCTAAAAAGTATTACGAGTTTTGGGATGAAGAAAAGCATAGATGTTTGTACGGATACGAAGTTGATGGAGTCCACATTACAGGGTTCCATTACTTTTATCTTAATTATTGTGTTATAGATAGAGTTGTAGATGTAGTTGACCCAGTAACTGGAGAAGAATACTCACAACGTGAAAGAACTTTCCCTGCATTTTATGATGGAGATTACGATTATTTTCAATCAATAGAAAAAGCACGTAAAACTAACAAACATATTGTAGTACTTAAGGCTCGACGTAAAGGTTATTCGTACAAAGCCGCAGCTATGTTAGCTAGAAACTACTACCATTTACGTAATTCTAAAAACTTTGTATTTGCATCAGATAAACAATACTTGATTGGTGATGGTATTATGTCTAAAACGTGGGATATTCTTTCGTTTATAGATGACAATACAGCATGGACTCAACCAAGGATTAAAGATACTGATATGCATAAGCAGTCAGGATACAAAAAGAACGTAAATGGTGCTGATGTAACTCTAGGTTTTAAGTCTCAAATACTAGCAGTGAGTTTG